CAAGGAGATAGATTTTGTTCCAGAGAATTGGGAAGGCTACCTCAGCATTTATGAAAGGTTCGATCCTCGCTATTCATTTTGTGTTGGCTGGGATATTGTTGAAGGTGTTGAGGGTGGTGATTTCCTTGTCGGAACGGTCTTAAACCGAATGACCAAGGATGTAGCGGCGAAGTATTTTTCACAAGAGGATGAAGTTACTGCAGCGAGGATTATCAAAGCGGTTAATGATTTCTTCTCTCCCGAGTTGGATTCAGCCTACGCTCCTTGGTGCGGGATTGAGACAAACGGTCCTGGTTTGGCCACCTTCGACCTCTGCATGATGCTTGGAATGACTAATCTTTTCCTCTCCCCAAGATACGATGTGGTCAATGCTACGGTTTCGTATAAGAAAGGATTTCGAACTGATACCGTTTCGAGGAATGAACTGATCGCTGGAGCGAAAGGTTACCTCCTCGATCAGGCCGGGAAATTAAATTCTCAACGTTTGGTTGGAGAATTAATGACGTTCGTTCGCTCGAAAACTGGTCGACCTCAGGCTAAGTCTGGCTGTCACGACGATGAGGTTTTCTCCTTCGGTATTGCGCTTCAAATTGATGCCTTGGCTCCGTTAGATTTTGAGCAGGTTAAACGTGCGAGACCAGTTATCCCCGGAGATGTGTTTGTTCGTTTCTCGGATGAGGATTTGAAGATTGAAGGGGAAGATACCTCGGTTGAAGGGAAGTGTTTGGCTACGGCCTTGAGGGCAAGGGATATTGCGGAGCATGAAGAACTGGCGAAGTTTTATGGTGAGGCTTATTACTAATGCCCGACAAAAGACAAATAAGCCAAGAGATTCGAGACTTCTTCCACTACCTTTTACAAAAGAGTATTGTCTCTGATGTTGAGATTGGCTATCGCTCTGGTGATCGAGGAGGAGGAGAATTTATTCCTGAGAAGAAATCGATCTCTGTTCGTGGAAGTACAAGGAACGAACGCAAGCGTTTGCTAATGCACGAGGCAGTTCATGCTCTTTATCAATCTGATATCAAATCTCGGCAGAAAGAATATCAAGAGGCTTGGGATAAGATGACTTATCTGGGACGAGCTATCACTCGAATTCCAAAACACTGGGAGGAAGGAGAGGTTGGTGCTCCGTTGACAGAGAAAGGTAGTTTCTCAAGTTATACTCGAGGTGTGTTTGACTTTCTCGACAAACCGGGTAGAGCCTCTCAAGCAACGAATAAACGTAGACTTGGTGTTGTGCAGGAGAATATTCCAAGCGGTTTTTCTTGGAGTGGATTAAGGAACAAGAAGGAAATGGGTATTGGCTCCGGAACCTCCGAAGAGGCTGAAGCATATTATCTGACTGAACAATTATTGAAGGGAACAGAGTTGGATCGAGAGAAAGAGTTAATCCGTTTCCTGGTGGATTATCGAGTTCCAGGAGACCTTATCCGAGGAGTTGTTAAGGCACTTCGGAAGAAAGACTAAGGAGGCAAAAATGGGCTGGAAAAAAGAACTTAAGATTTTCATCCGAGACGTGAGGGTTTTCATTCAGGAAGATCGGACCAAAGCGAAGGAAGTTGGGACGGTTCTTGCCCTTTACCGGGAGATTATCAGGAGGCAGGGAGAACAAATCAACGACTTCCATCGGAAACTTCTTGCCCGGGATTTACCCGAACTGGTGAATTTTACCATTCCCGAAGGGGTGTATAAGTATCCGGATTACAATCCCTTAGGAGATGAGGACAACGCTGGAGAGGTCATAACGATTCCTGATCCTGAATAAAGTATTGAGAATTGATTCATATTGTGAATTAATGGAGTATGATGGCTTTTAAATCTACGGTTCAACGAATGCTTGCCAAGGCGAAGGGTACGAGTCCAGATGATCAATGGCCCTATTTGAAGGAGCGCTATGATCTTGCTGCGGAGTTGAGGAGACCATACGAACAACGCTGGCAATTGAATCTGAGTTTCTTAGCCGGGAAGCAATATACCTTTTATAACGAGAATGCGTTCATGATTCAGCATTTGATTGCTCAGAAAGGAAGATTGCGAGTTGTGGATAACAAAATCTTGCCTCGCTATCAAAAGCAAGTTTCTCGCATGATTCGCAACCAACCTCGGATGAGTGTTGTCCCGGCCTCAACGGATCAAGAGGATTTAAAAGCCGCGAAGAAAGGGGACAAGATTCTCAAATGGTATTGGCGTCAGCATCAGATGAAGAAGAAGGTTCGAACCTTATCCGGTTGGATTTATTCCTGCGGAAACGGATATCTCGGCGATACTTGGAATCCCAGACTTGGCCCAATGATAGTTGGGAAGGATGGTTCCTTGTTGTATGAAGGTGATGCTGAGGTCGAAGTTTGGTCTCCGTTTGATGTTGGAGTTCCTTCGATTGGATTGGGAGACACGGATATTGAATCTATGCCTTGGATTGAGAAGCATAAGTTTCGAACCTTGGAACAGATTCAAACTGAATTTGAGCGAGGAAAGTTGGTCGAAGCACAGACAAGACCAATGCCTTATGTTGACTCAAGTCTTTTATTCGGTTTGGGAGAATCGAGCTCCGCGAGAAAGGTCGACGGGGCTGTTGTGATCGAGCTTCGGGTTAAACCAAATTCTGAGTTTCCGAAGGGCTTATTCTTGATCGGAGCCAATGGAAGGATCTTGGAAAAGGAGGATTATCCTTACGAATCTTACCACTTACAACAGTTTAAGGATATTGAGGTTCCCGGAGTCTTTCATGGCATGGCTACAACCGAGGCTGCGATTTGGCTGCAGAAGATTTGGAACCGAACCTTAAGTGATATCGCTGATTATAATCGTACGATGGCTCGGGGAAAGTGGCTCATTCCGAGAAACGCAAAACTGGAAGTTGTTCCAGATGATTCGCATGGACAGAGGTTTGAATATAATCCGGTCCTCGGTCATAAACCCGAGATGATGACGATTAAGGGTTTACCTGCGAGTTACCAACAAGCCTTGAACACGGTTGCAGCGAGTTTGATGGAGTTGTATCATCAGCATGAAGTTACCTCGGGTACGAATAAGAGTGACATTCGATCAGGGGAGATGGTTGCTTTGCTCCTCGAACAAGACGACTTTGGTAATGTTCCGACTCATGCGGTTTTTGAAGAAGGGATGGAAGCGGTCTTTTCTCGGATCTTACGCCGGATTCAGAAAGGATACAAGAGACAAAGGGTTATTGCCGTAACTGGTCGAGACGACGAACATGAAGTGTTTGCTTTTGAGGGAGCTGATCTTCGCAACAACACCGACGTTGCTGTGGCAAAGGAAAGCTCGATTCCGGATTCTAAGGTTGCAAGGCAATTTAGGATTACCACGAATTACAAGGACGGGTTGTATGGAAGTCCTGAAGATCCAAGGACTCGAGAGCGAGTTTTGCGTATGCTCGACGAGGTTCCCGATGATGTTAAGGATATCTTTGCTGAGGATCATCTTGATCGACAGATTCAATTGATTGAGAATCAGGCAATGATGGCACAGCCCGGGATTACGCTCATCGCAAATCCTTACGACAATCATGGGATTCACTCAGAGCAACTTCGAATTCAGCGGAAACAACCGGAATACCAGCGGATGAAGATGGAAGATCCTACGGGTTTTGTTATGATGGAGATGACTTTTAAGTCACACGATCAACAACATCAAGCATTTCTCATGGAGCAGCAACAAGCGGAAGATGCTCGAATGGCCAAAATGGCGAAGATGGAAAAAGGAGGTAGAGGATAATGAATAAGGATACGGAAAAACTGAGGAAAACCTGGAACAAGTTTATCAAGAGCTTGCTTGATTCAAAGAGTTCTTGGGAAGAATTTACCAGGCTTTCCTCAACGGCTGATCGTATGGAGCTTGAACTTGAGAGTGGTCCTGCTCTTACCTTAGCCGTGGAATCGTTTGGGAAAGGGTTTTATGCTGAAGATACGGATATTAGCCTTTTCCCTACGTTCATGCCTCGATTTTTGAATTATGTAAAAGGGTATTCTACCCTGGAAGATATGATAATCGAGGAAGAAGAAACAATTATTGAGAATAAAGAAAAGGAGTAAATTATGCCAGGTCAGGACGATCTTAAGAAAGATGGTGCCGCAGATCAGGGAAAGGTAAGGGTAGGGGAGAAGGAGTATTCTGCCGCAGATGTGCAGAATCTGCTCACCTCAGCGAAGGATGCAACCGAGAAGAGCCAAAAATTATCTAAGATTTTGGATGCT